CCGTCACGCTCTTAGGCGGGGGATTGATTGCCGGCTGCTCTGTTTGCTCAGTAGAAACGGCCACTACCCGAGAACGACAATTTGCGTGGATCGGTGGAATCGGCATCTCCTTCAAAGTTTTTGTAACCCGGCCATCGAGAGAAAGACAAATATTGCTCGTCTTCTCGTCCAGGATCGCAGAGAACTGAAACCGGGAAATCGACTTCTTCAGAACTTTGAACGTTTCGACAAGCCCCTGGTTGAACATTCCAGTATTCGTCGTGGTCCCGAACAATTTGTTCTGCCGTTCCCAGATACCAGTAAGACCAACCGCAACCGCAGCAACGATAGCAGCACTTGAATCCCCCTTTGCTTTCCCAGAGGATGCCGTCAGCTTCGTCTCATTGACCATGTCAGACGTTTGTTTATTCACAAAGCCACTAGCAGTCGTCTCGGCTACGATTCGAGCCTCTGGGGGCGTTTTAACACGTCCTTTTTCATCAAGCTCCCGAGCGGCCTGCGTTTTACCGAAATCAAAAGACTTGAGCAAGTCGTCCTGGAGAACCTTGATCACCTTCCGACGTTCCTCCGTTAATTCGTTTGGCAATGGCGGGAATTTCCCTGTTTTCAAAAACACCCGGGTGTCTGCGATCAACTGCTTCTCAAGTTTCTTCGAAAACTTCTCTGCGTCCTTTTGGATTTTCAGAGAAAACACATTGAAAAAATTAACGATCGCCGGGATGTCCATTTTCTCCTCGGCGAGTGTCAGTGGCCGAAATGGTTTGAACTCGGTGCCATCACTCAGATTAAACTTTTTTTTTTCAGCCTTCTTTTTTTTGTCAGCTTCATCCTCGTCGTCTTCCGATGCCTCGTCCTCGCTTTTCTTCGGTGCGGGAGTTGGGGCCGGCTGGCTTTTCTTGTTTGGATTTACCATGTTCCCGTTCTCGTCTTCCACGAGTTCAATCTCCGGGAGTTTAAATTTCTTTCGGATCACATTCTCAATCTCTCCGTCAGGAGTGATAATCCCGGCTTGTACAAACTTCTGTATAGCCCCAGAAAGAATGGCCATGTCGTCACGCTCAACCGCAGCAACTTCAATATGAGGGAAAGCCTCCACGTTGTCGAAATTCATCATAACGATTTCCGTGACAAGCTCCCGGTTTATTTTTTCAAGAATGGCCGTGATGTGGGCCATGACTGATTTCAAGAAAAGGTTTTGATCTGATTCACTTTGAGAGAGCGCCCCCTTCGTAACCCCGAGCTCCAAGAACTGCGCCAAAACAGTCTTTGCGATTTGACGATCGTGGTGCAAAATTTGAGGCTCGAAATTATACTGCGAGTTTGGAGATTCCAACCGGAACTCCCATCCATATGGCTCAATCATGAAAGCCTTCTCGTTCGCACGCATTCCTTTCAGCGTGTCCTTGATCTCCTGGCTTTCAGCTTCCCTGATTTCGGTGTCCTCTGTGTGCCGTGCAACTGGCAACCCTACACCGTTCCGTTCCGAGGCGAGCAATTGAATCTTGTACGCTTTCTCCTTCATGAACCAGTGCTTGTACGCTGGCCGTAATAAACTCACACCGTTGTAATTGTCCCCCTCCTGGTCAAGCGTGTACCGAAACAACTTAGATCCGGCAATCTTCACATTATGATTATTGTTTTTATTCCCGATGTCGCTCATGACATTTTGCTCAATCCCTGGATGATTTGGATCCGCCATGTATTCAGCACTTGTCAGCCAGTTCTCAATACTCTTCGGCAACCGCTCTGCCATTCTCTTGTAATAAATCCGATCGCCGTCTTTTTCAAAAACCTTCTCGAAAACCATAAACCCGAAATCAAACGACAAAAGAACACCGGCCAAAAACTTTGACCAGACCAACCGTCTGAAAAATTGAGTCTCCACAAATTCAGCTATCTGAATATCCTTTTCATCTTCACTCGCTGGAGACACAAAATAGTTCCCATTCAGGATCAACAATTTTACAGCCTTCAATGCCGCAGCAACTGTTCCGTCCCCTTTCCGCATTTGGTCAAAAACCTCGAGCGACTGAGGGAACTCTAGTTTTGCATTATAGTCCTCGTTAATGAGGCCTGAGAATATCTCGGTACCGGACCAACCTATTTCTTTTCCCATTGCACTTATTGTGGATTAGTTTTTATTTTTGGTCAACTTTTAAAAATTTTCCCCCATAACACCACCCGTCTCTGTTCCACCGTCCTCCGTGTTCTTGTAACCCGTATCCCTCCCAGCCTTCGCAAGCTGCATCGCATAATTGAAAGCATCAACACGATTGTCGGGCTTCCCGTCCTCCCCGGTAAAGTCAATCAGCTCGTGCTTCAAATCGTCACACGATCCGTCATCCGGGAATAAAACACGGCCAAACTCAAGGTCCGCAACGTTTCGGCTCATACGGCGCACCTTGTCGCCGTCTGGATTGATTGCCTGCGTACTTATCCCATACATAGCAAAAAGGTCTCTGAAGGCCTCCTGGACCCCTACATTTTCAACGGCCGTTTTCCGAGGGTTAAATTTGTCCTGCGTGTCCTTTAGTTTTCTGGCAAAATCATCCGTTCCCCACTTCCCGGCCTTTGACTCAAACACGAGGTAGAATTTCTTTTTTGGAGTTGTTCCGGGAACGATGAATCGAGCGATCGTGACAATCGACCTATCGTCCGAACTTTCCTTCTTGGAGATGGCTGGGTCGACGGCAGTGAACACCGTGCCCTTTACCGTCCCATCATCAGTCTCCCAAAAGAAGTTTTCTTCTTTGTCGTCCATTAGCAGCGTGTCCTTCGAATAACTCGCCCGGCCATTCGTCAGCCATTCCTCACGAATCATCCCGCCCCCTTCTGAGTCAGGGATGTGTTGGTTCTCTTGATCGAACCGTGCCGACCCCATGTCCTCAATCATCTGCTCAATACTTTTGACCATTTTCTTATTCGGGCAATCCTCATTGATCACAGCAGCCTCCGCCTTGGTTTTTACATACTTTGACGGCCATGTGATTTTTCCATTCTCTATAAGCCGAACAATCCTGACAAGCCAGTTCGCATTTTTGTGAGCCTTCTTTTTTAGATAGGCCACACTCCCGTACTTCGTGATAAAATTACAAAGAAACAGAAAACAGCAATCAGCCGAGGCCCCAGCAATCGTCTCTTCCATAAAATTAATAACAGATCGTGTTTTCAGGAAAGACCCCTTTGTTTTGTCGTTCTCGAAATCGTCCAGGATGTACGCATCCGGCCTCCACTCGCTCTCCAACTCCCCCCGGGTCGAAACCTGCGTCGACAGTGCCCGAAAGAAAACACCGTTCTCGCATTTGAAATCGGTAATCACTTTCGGCCGTGACTGCTTCGTCGTGACAGCCGTCGTGTCCTCGTAGTACAGTTGGCCAAAATCAGAAATAATCTTTTTATTGGCCTGCAGTTCGTTTGCAATGGCCCTGGCATTCTTGGCCGCCTTCTTCAAAACCTCTCCAACCCACCCGATGTTGTGCTTCTTCTCATACACAATCCACCAGACAACCAGGGCCCGAGCAATGGCCGTTTTAGCAGAGTCCCTGAACATGATCCACACCAGGAACTGAAACCCTTTAAAATTGCAGTCCTGGAACATCTGATAATGAAACAAGGGCGATGCGTGGTGCATATACTTCGAAAAATACCAGAAAAAGAAATGCTTGAAACTGTTGCGGCACAGCTCAATCCTCGTCTCCTTCTTGTTCAATAGTCTCCAATCCCGGTCTCTTATAAAAGGCATTGTTTTGATTTATTACGTCTGCGATTTCCTTTGTTTCCTCCGCAGAAAGTGGAACGTTGAAATTGGCGTTTGTATTCTGATTGTTATTGGTCGACTTGCCAAGTACCAACCGAAACATTTTGAACACCCGCTCCAAAGCTTTTGTTCCTTCAGGAATTATCCCATTCCCAATATCCCGAGAGAAATCATTAATTATTTTCGCCTCCGCCTGGGATGCATTTTTCAGGGCAGCCTTCCAATTCTTCTCCATTGTCGTTTGAAACTCCGCCTCAAATTTTACAATTGCTTTCTCCAGGAACGCACGTTTTTTGTCTGCCCAGCCCTTCGTAATTTTTTCAACTTGGCGAATAACCTTCTTGGGGTCTTCGACCGTAGTGTACCCGAACTGTCTCGCCCAGGGCAAAACAGACAAGTGGTCGCTCTCCAAGAACGATTTCCACATTTCGGCTTCGTTGTATTTTTTAGCTGGCATCTTTTAATTTGCTGTTACGATTTTCCCTACAGATTCCTTTGTATTTTCCCGAGGCTTTGAATTGAAAAGTTCCAACTGACGATCCATCAAGGCCTTCTAGTATTTATTCCTTACACGCTTTCCACGTGTCCTCTTAAAAGCGGCCATTTGTTCTCTGTTCATTTTTAATGTTCATAAAGAAAAAGCTCGTGACCGGTACAAAGATTCTTGAAAAACCCATACTCGATCGGGTTTTTTTCATCAAACAGTTCGTGCATCTTCCCATAGACATCTCCACAACTTCTCTGCTCTGCCATTACCCATTCACGTATCTCTTCCATTTTTTTTATCGCCCCCTCTCTATTCATCGCTCCCGGGGCCGAGGCAAGTTCTTTTTCTTGCTCCGGAGTTGGGGCACATGGATACAGCATCCCATCTTTCAGATAGACTGCCTGCATTTTTTCAAGTTTGCAACCGGCTAAGTATTCATTCATTTTTCTGAGGGTTTATTTTATCCTAAATAAAGAGCAAGCCCAATAAGTACTATACAAATTGAGATCATAAATGGAACAGCCTTGTCCGAAAAAGTTTCTTTTGATTCCTTTGCCTCCATCATTGGTTTTCCGGTTAAATTTTTAGTTATCTCAAACATTGCTCCACAGTGTGCACAAGAATACCCACAGCCATCCCAAACAGGCTCATGATCAACAACCGTAGGACAGGGATCGTCTTCTGAATACCTGTTTTTTTTCAGACGTCTGAAACCCTTAAAGAATTGCATGCGTTTCAAGCGCACAATTAATGTCCCGAGGGTCCCGATTCGTTTTCTATTTTTTTTCATTTGAAAGTTGTTTTACACCGTCCGAGCCCTCCTCAAGATAAAGGGTTGTTATGCCAACCCTTCGCATTTGGTCACAGCAGCTCTTACAAGCCCACCAATGACCCCAAAGATACAACGATGCGCCCTCAAGGCTTATGTCGTATTTTTCGGCTTTTCGTATCGCCTTTTGCTCTGCGTGATTGTGTGGCTGACACCCTCTACACATCCAATACTTCTTCCCTGTCTCCACTTTAAATAATTTCCGCAGACACCCGAGCCGATGAACCCACGATCCATTTGCCCCAACAATATGAACTGGGAATCTCTCTCCCGACACTATCACGGCCACTGTTTTATGCTTCTTATCCAAAGACTGTGCGTGTGCAACTGCCCGAGCACGTCTCATGTGTTCGTTCCCAATATTCGTGTATCGGATTTCAATCCCTTCAGGAGTGTATGGCAACTGCCTCCGAGCCGGTGGTATTTTTATTTCTTGACACATTTTTCTAAATTAATAATTTCTCGCTCTAAGTACCATTTTGCCTTCTTCAGGTCCTGTATCAATTTCCCTTTATTCCGGGACCGTAAAACGTATTTTATAACGTTCCCGAGGGCGAATGATAGACTGAACGCTTCTATAACGTCGATGACCTCAATTCCAGAATTGGATTGGTAGTGATCAGGATGATTGACGGCGTTTTTTTCTCCCATTTTATTATTCAATATATAAATCTTCACTAAAAAGTCCTGTTGCTTTGGGATTAACGGTGTACCCATGTATTTCGTCGGCAGAAACAATTCCCGCCTCTTTCTGTATTTCCAATGCTTCTTCTCGGGTCACATATCGATTGATTGATGTAACGAATCCCTGCTGCCTTCCTCCTTGAGAAGTGGCCTCTTTTTTACCCATTCGTCGAATTGCCACCAAGCAATCAACGTGCCGATGTCCCCTGACAAGGATTCCATCCCCAGTTACAACGGCGGCGCAAATGCAGATTTCTTTCATCTTTGTGGTGGATTATGTTTATAGGCAATCTCGTTCTCCATTACCCCCCCGATGGTTTCATCTTCAGGGATTGTTGGATAATAAACCCACGCACCGTCCCGGAGCGCAGCAAAAGCAATCTTAATCATAAAGCGAGCATCCTCGAAGTCAAAGACAACGCAATCGCCAATATGACATCCCGGTACCGGTAATTTTTCAGACATCTGATTTTGTTTTTTTAGTAACTGATTTTGTTTCGAGGTTGAAAAGCCTCCACTCCTCCGACGTACAGACCGAACGAAAGTACTCAACGTCCTGTGCCTCGTAAAAATTAAACAGGTGATTGAGCTTCTTCGTCTTTGCATCAACCGTTCGTGTGGACATTCTCTCCCACTTTCTGAACTTTTCAATTCTCTTCCGAGGCGATTTCAAGTCGTCGGTTTTCAGCTCCTTGCCGTTTTTAGTTTTGATTGGATTCATTTGTCCCAATTAAAGTTATTTCCGAAATGCCCCCATTCTGCAGTTTCCTCAAAGATTGGGTTCCGTAGCCCGAGGTCTTCAATTATTGCCAGAGGGGTCAAATCTTTTGTTGGGGAAAAATTCTCAACGCAAGCGTGCTCTTCGCCATCCCAAAGATAGTGCGCCGTGACCATTACGGGCAATGCAACTCCGA